TTCTCAGGATTTAGAAGAGGTTCTTATGACTTCTACAAATCTGACTTTAGATACTTAAATGATAAAGCTACAAGAGGAAGTATTAATTCTAGAGATACGATTGCTCCTTTAAGAGGTGTAATTGTACCAGCTGGAACATCTACTGTGTACGATCAAATGTTAGGAAAGAATCTTAAAAGACCTTTCTTACACGTTAGATTTAGAGCTTCGCAAACTGAATCAAGAAAAATGAAAACGTGGATAACTGGTTCTGTTGGAGCGGTTACTTCTGATCTTGATGCAATGCAAGTTCACTATTTATCAGAAAGATGCTTAGTTACTCAAGGTGCTAACAACTTTATGTTAATGAAGTAAGACACTATTTATTTATAAGGGCGGTCAAGTATCGCCCTTATATTTTTTTTAATTTTTATTATATTATATTATGGCAAAGAAAAAGAAAGAAACTATAGAAGAACCTATAGTTGAAGAAACGGTTATCATGGAAGAACCAGTGGTTGAGACTCCTAAAGTAAAAGAAGTAAAACCCGAACCTAAAAAATCTGAGTGGGAATTTAAAGATAGAATTTATTTTTTAAATGGAGTAAAACCTTTAACTTACATTATTAAATCTGCAAATATACATTGGTTTGATGAAGAAAAGGGTTACGAAAGAGAATTAAAATATTGCTCAAATCAAAGAACATGTTTTGTTGATGAGATGAAAGGCGACCAGAGATTAGAGCACATAATCTTTAGAAGCGGAAGGTTGTTGGTTCCGAAAGAAAAAACGGTATTGCAAAAATTACTTTCATTGTATCACCCACATAGAGATAAATTATACAGAGAATGGAAGCCTGCTCAACTAGCTGCTAATGAGATTGATATATTAGAGCTGGAAATAGAAGCTTTAAATGCTGCTCAAGATCTAGAAATAGATATGGCTGAAGCTGTTATGAGAGTAGAGATAGGTTCTAAAGTATCAGAGATGAGTTCTAAAGAACTTAAAAGAGATCTAATGTTATACGCTAAAAGAAATCCTAAGCTGTTCTTAGAATTAGTTAATGACAATAACGTGATGCTTAGAAATTTTGGCATTAAAGCCACAGAGCTTGGTATACTAAGATTGTCTAGAGATCAAAGAACTTTTCATTGGGCGTCTAGTGATAGAAAATTAATGACAGTTCCATTTGATGAGCACCCATACTCAGCATTAGCCGCTTGGTTTAAGACTGATGAAGGTATGGAAGTTTATAGAAATATAGAGAAAAGATTAAATTAATAATCTTTTAACAATATCAATAGCCACCTTAACGGGTGGCTATTTTTATTTAGGGGCTAACCTTCCGCTTTATTATGTAACTATAATATAGTATAAAATGTAGTAAATTATGAGATCAAAAGGATTAGGAGATACGGTAGAAAAGTTCACAAAAGCTACAGGTATCAAAACATTAACTGAAATTGCAGCAAAAGCCGTAGGGTATAAAGATTGCGGATGTAATAAAAGGAAAGCTTGGTTAAATAACCAGTTCCCTTATAAACAATAATAGTATGGTAAACATAGACGACGTATATCAAAAAGTTTTAGCTTTAGCCAACAAAGAACAAAGAGGTTATATAACACCCCAAGAGTTTAATTTAATGGCTGATAGAGCTCAAAAAGAAATATATAATAGTTATTTTCACGATTATAAAACAGGATTTTTTAAACCGAAAGCTGAAGCTGAATCATTTGATGATTTAGAAATGACTCAACAAAAATTAGATTATTGTAGAGAGCAATCTTGGGTTAAAACTGAAGTTATAACAACATCTGACTACAGGGTTATTGTAACGTTTACAATGCCATCTACTACATATAAAGTCGCTAATGTTTTTTTAAAAACAGCTTATCATCAACTAAAGTATAATTACGACACAAACGACGCAGATAGTTTGTTTTTAGAGCCGTATACAATTGGTAATGACAACCAACAATACAAAGAAATAAAAAGAGTTGAAAGAAACGATTTGTTAAATATACTATCTAATCCATTAACTAAACCAACTCTTGATAGACCTATATATGTTAGTAGAAAAAGTGGTGGTGGTAGAATATACGAAGTGTATCCTATGGCTTCATACAAAAGAGCTGAGGAATCTAATTATCAAGTTGTACCAGCCAATGATGCTCCTAATATTGAAACTGGTAATTTCGCATTCCCACTTGATGGTCCTGTAACACTCCCGGACGGAGAAACTAATCCAGCATATTTACCACCTAACCCTATGAACGGTATAGGTGGTGAGCATAATTACAATCAACCAGTTTTTCCTAGTTTAGCCTCTCCCATTGATAATCTTTATAAAATTAAGGGAGCTGAAATATTGGTAGACTACTGGAAAGTATTAGCTGAGCCTAAATGGGGATACGTTGTGGTAAAACAAAAAGCTTTATACAACTCAAATAACACAACTCATTTTTCTCTACATCCATCTGAAGAAGAAAACTTAGTTATAAAAATACTACAACTAGCTGGTATAACTATTGAAAAACCTCAATTAACTAAAATGGCTATGGGAATGGAAGCTAAAAATAAACAAGAACAAAATGACTAACATATGGGACTACTAGACGGACAAACTCAAGGAAGTTATTATCAAGGAACAAATTTTGGTGATTATCAATTTGTTACTTTAGATAATATTATATCTGCATTTATGGTAGCATATGTGGGTGAAGATAAAATAATACCTAAGGTAAATAGAACTGATGTTCAATTTCATGCTATGCGTTCTATACAAGAACTAACATATGACGTATTTCGTTCTGTTAAATCTCGTGAAATAGAAGTGCCTAATACAGGCGTTATGATATTACCACAAGATTATGTTAATTATGTTAAATTAGTTAGAGTAGATGATAATGGTATAGAAAGAGTTTTATATCCTACTGGTAAAACTTCAAATCCATTTAAACCGCAGTTTATTTCACCTGGTGATCACTTTCTTGATGATGATGGTAGTTTTATTAACTCAGGTGAGATGATAACAAATGGAACGTTTAGCGGAGGTATAGATGGATGGGAAGGTAATTTTTCTTGGAATACAATGGGGCAACAAAACTCTTTGAACAACTTACCGGGCCCCGAGTATGGATGGCAATACGATGATGTTAATAAAGCTTTAAGAGTATTTAGTGGATTTATGTCCAACATGGTTAACCAAGGTAACTTACAAATAATACCAGGGCAACAATATAAATTAAAATACACTGTTAGCAATCATGAGAGTGGTTCTTTTAAGTGGAGGGTTGTTGATGAAGACGGAGACTACACTGACACAGGTACGGTGAGTGGTAACGGTACTTACGAGCAAACAGTAACCGCTGGTAACTCTACTTCTAATTATCTTCCGGGTAGAATAATACTAATGCCTACTGACGGGACTGTAGTTAATACTTTTAACATTGACAACGTATCTTTAGTTCGTGTTGGTAGCGAAAGTTCATCTACAACTCTAAGTAGTTATCAAGATCAAACAGCGCCTGATCCTTACATGGACGACACTAACGATTTAATGGTAGACTACAGAGGTAGAAGATATGGACTAGACCCGCAACATGCTCAATCAAATGGTACATTTTTTATAGACTATAATACTGGTAAGATACATTTTGGTTCTACGTTGATAGGTAAAATAGTTACATTAAAATATATAAGTGATGGATTAGGTACTGATAACGAAATGGTTGTTCACAAGTTTTGTGAAGATGCTTGTTATAAACATATTGCTTATGCTATTTTATCAACGAGGTCAAATATACCAGAATATATAGTTCAAAGATACAGAAAAGAAAAATTTGCTGCTACAAGAAAAGCAAAGATAAGATTATCAAATATTAAAATAGAAGAATTCACTCAAGTTCTAAAGGGAATGAGTAAACCAATAAAATAAAATTATGGCGGAATTAAAACGTACTTTTACTGGTGGAAAAATGAACAAAGATCTTGATGAGAGATTTGTTCCTAAAAACCAATATAGACATGCTGTTAATGTCCAGGTCAGAGAATCTGATTCTGATGCCGCTGGTACAGTTCAAAACTTGCAAGGTAATGTTATTATAGGTGAAACTAATTTTGCTACTTGGATGACTGGTAATGGCAAGTATGATGCATTTGCAGTTTTCACAACACTTGATGGTAACATAGGATTTTACGAAGTGGAAGAAAATAAACCCGAAAACTTTCCTGTATGTATAGCTAGTGTAGCCGATGAAAAGAATGATAAAGGTTATTTCTTTTTCACTCACGATGTAAATTACGATGATGACCTAGTCAAGCCACAGACGTTGAGAAAATGGGTAGATACGATTATCCAGCAAGATGTTAATGGATTAACGACGAGGGTGGTTAATGACCATTGGGCAACATCGGGAGGCGTTATGGAGCATTTACCAATGTGTGGGCAGGAGGGTGTTGTTGATGGAGACTGCTATCAAATGAATACGAACGGTGCTGGCCCCGTTACAACAACTGGTGAAATATCAAATCCAGCTCTTGAGTCTATACAAAATGATGGTTGGACAAAACTACTTGTTAAAGACGGTAGAAACTATAGAGTTGGAATGACCATGCATGCTTATGGGGATCATTTACCAAATGGTAGTTCTTCAGAAGTATTAGGTATTGGTCAATATACACCTGTAGATGATGCTGATGAAAACTTAATAGACTTATTTGGAGTTAACGGCCCAAACCCAAAAATTATAGCAATTGAAGGCAATGTATTAATATTTGACCAGCCAGTAAAATATGGTGAGATTGACTTTGTAGTAGATCAATTGGTTGCAGAAGCTCAAGATTTCGGTTTTACTCCACTAAATGATATACAAATTATGTCGTTAGTTTTTAAGCACCCTAAGGCTTTGAACTTTGATATAAAAAAAAGAAAACAAATCACAGGTATAAACGTAATAGATAATTTATTATTCTGGACAGATAATTGTAGTGAGCCTAAAAAAATAAATATAGATAGATGCATAGCTGGTACAACTGGTAATTACCACACTAAGCTTTTTCTTGATGACAATAAGTTCCCATCATCTCTCGTTGATTCAGCGAACTTAAAACCTAATCTAGAGGTTCACAATGGTTATTGGAACAATGTAAAAAACAGATGGGATATTAACAGTGATTTACAAGAAAGTCATTTAACTGTTTTGCGAAAAGCTCCAACGTATGCGCCAACTATAGAAATGAGTGACAGTGAAAGAACTAGCATGGGTGGTACAGTAGACGTGTTGGTTGATAATTACTCATTTGTTACAACAGAAGGTGAATTATCAGAATTTACGCTAAATGTTGGCGATGTCAGAACTATTATAGGCGACAACCTATCTCAAACTAGATTTAGAAAAGATGATATATTAGAAATAACAGAGCAAGGTGTGAACCTATTGTTAGAATCTTTTATAGTTATTAAAGCTAAGTTTATGGCTTACGAAGATGAGTTTGGTATTGAAGTATTTACGGGCCCAACAGATAGAATTAAAGTAAAAATAATATCAATCGAAGGTGATACGGTATCTCCAGAAGATTTAAATTGGAGAATAAAACTATTAGAAAGAGATCCACTTTTTGAGACAAAATTTGTTAGATTTGGATGTAGATATAAATATGA